ATCTTTGCCAGCATCTATTTCTGGTGGTGGAATGACTTTAATCCAAGAGCAAACTGCATCAAGTTCAGCTACAATATCTTTTACATCTGGTATTGATAGTACCTATGATGAGTATGTGTTTAAGTTTTATGATGTTCACCCAGCTACAGACGATCAAGCATTTGCTTTTCAAGTAGATACAGGAACTAATACATCTTATAACCAAACAATTACATCTACATTTTTTAATATACAGCATGATGAATCTGGTTCAAACACTTATTTCATGTATAGAACAAGTGGAGATTTAGCACAAGGAACTGGATTTCAAAGATTAACAGAAGGAAGCGGAAATGATAATGACCAATCTTGCACAGGAACTTTACATTTATATAATCCTAGTAATACGACTTTTGTAAAGAATTTTATTGCACAAACTCATAATGCTCATTCTGGAAATTATGCTATGAATAATTTTATAGCTGGTTATGTGAATACAACAACAGCATTAACAAGAGTAAGATTTAAATTTGAAAGTGGCAATATAGATGCAGGAACATTTAAAATGTATGGAGTATCATAATGGCCCTTACAAAATTTAATTATAATAGTTTTGATCTAACAACTGCAGCTAGCAAAGGTCTTGCATTTAATTCTAGTGCTAATGGTTTTGAAACTTCTAGTGCTGGTAGTATGACTTTAATTAAAACTTTAACTGCTTCTGATTCTTCATCTTTGCGTTTTGTTCATGGATCAGCAGATGTAGATTTTAGCACATATCCTATTTATGTTTTTAAGTTTATTAATATTCATCATTCTACAGACGGAGAAGCTACTTTTGGTTTTCAAGGGAGTATTGATGCTGGTTCAAATTATAATGTAGCAATTACTTCAACTATGTTTCAATCATATCATGGCGAAAGTGATTCTGGTGGTGCTTTAGGTTATTATACTGGTGGAGATCAAGCACAAGGAACAAGCGTACAATTATTAAATGCTGGTGGTACTGGTGGCGATAATGACCAATCTTGTTCAGGCGAACTTTGGTTATTTAATCCATCATCAACAACTTATGTAAAACATTTTATGGCTGTTACTAATATATCTCAAGATAATGATAATAGTAATAATTGTTACACAGCAGGATATTTTAATACTACATCTGATATAGACGCTATGTCATTTGAACCTGGTAGAGTAACTGTAAGTACAGTTTTTCAAACAGGAACAATTAAAATGTATGGAATAAAGGATAGTTAATGGCACTTAATAAATTAAAATTTAATAGTTTAAATGTAACACCAACAGCAGGTAAGACAGTTGGATTTAATTCTAGTGCTAATGGATTAGAGGCTACGCTTAGTGGTGGCTCTATGACATTTATTAAAAAAATTACTGCAAGTTCTAGTTCTACATTATCATTTGTTGATGGGTCTAGTGATGTAGTTTTAGACAATACTTATAAAGAATATATATTTTTATTTACAAATATACACCCATCTGCAACATCTGCTCCAAAAATGCAAGGTAGCACTGATACTGGCTCTAGTTATGGCGTTTCAGCTACTACTACAACTTGGGGTGCTTATCATACAGAAAGTGATAGTGCAACTGCACTAGGTTATGATACAGGTTCAGACGTTGCTAATAGCACATCTTTTTTTCAAATGAACGCATGGCAAACAGTTGGAAATGATAATGATCAAAATATGGGTGGTTATTTACATCTTTTTAATCCAAGTAGTACAACTTTTGTAAAACATTTTATATCAAGAATTATTACAGGTTCTTTAGGTGTGCAACCAGATTTATATTTAGCAGGATATTTTAATACTACAAGTGCTATAGATGCTATACAATTTAAAATGAGCACAGGAAACATAGATTCAGGAACAATAACATTATATGGAATTAATTAAGGAGAAACAATGTACATAGGAAAAACACCCACAGTAGGTAACTTTCAAGTCTGTGATGCTATATCAGTCGTAAACGGACAGGCAGCCTACACTTTACAAGTAGGGGGTGTAAATGTAGCCCCAGAATCAGCTAATCATATGCTGGTGTCACTCAATGGAATTTTACAAAAACCAGGATCATCCTTTACTATCTCAGGTAGTACGATGACCTTCGCCTCGAATCTGGCGACAGGGGATGTAATTGACTTCGTTCAAATATTAGGTAACGTGCTCGACATCGGCCAGCCGTCTGACGATACTGTGACCGCTGCTAAATTAAACAATGATGTTATCTCAGGGCAGACAGCCTTAACAAGTGCACCTGACGACACAGACGAATTACTAATATCAGATGCAGGCACTATAAAAAGAATAGATGTATCACTAGTTGGTGGTAAAAACACACCAGCTTTTGAAGCATATACAACTGGACTACAAAGTATAACAGAAAATTCTTATGTAAAAATGACATTTGCAACAGAAGTTTTTGATACTGATAATGCTTATGATAATTCATCTAACTATAGATTTACTCCTCAAGTAGCTGGAAAATATTTTGTTTATGCTAAAGGTATTTCTGACCCAAGTGCTTATGAAAATGGACGAACTTCAATACTAAAAATTTATAAAAATGGTTCAGCAATAGAACATACAAAATATGATACAATGACAGGTGGAAATACAGATTCAGATGGTTTTACTGCATCTACCCCAAGTACTAGAGGTATTGTAGATATGAATGGCTCATCAGATTATTTAGAAGCATATTTTTTACTTAATACTTGGAATAATAGTGGAGCAAATGTTGGATCAAAACAATTCGGAGCATATAGAATTATAACATAGGATAAATTATGGCATCATTATATACAAAAACAAAACTTTATTTAGAAGCTAACTCAAAAACTTGGGATAATACAAAAGTAGAATTACAAGATGATGGAAGTGGTGTTTATATATCTGTTTGGAATTATGATGGATTAGCTAAACCTAATGACTCTAAAATAGCAGAATACGAAACAGCGGGAAATACAGCAGAAACAGCTCAAGGTGTTTTAAATAAAAGAGCAAGAGAATACAAAGAACTAAAAGAACAATTAGATTTATTATATCATGATATGACAGCAGGCAAAGGTGACAAAACTGGAGAGTGGTATAAGCATATTAAAGCAGTTAAAGATTCTAACCCTAAAGGATAATAGATGTCAATCAATGTATGCAATGACAGATCCATGGCATCTATTACCAGTCTCCCTTCAGGGGTCTCTGGTAGTAGCTTAGTATTATTAGAAACACAAACTGCTAGTTCTAGTGCTACTATAAGTTTTACTAGTAATATTGATTCTACTTATAAAGAATACATTTTTAAATATATTGATATACATCCATCTGGAGATGGAACAAAATTTCAATTTCAAGTAGATACAGGAACTAATACTAGTTATAATCAAACAATTACTTCAACTAGTTTTTATGCTTATCATGCAGAGGGAGATGGTTCTCAAGGTTTAACCTACGATGGAAGTTATGATCAAGCACAAGGAACTGGATTTCAAGATTTAATTTTTTATCAAGGTAATGGCAATGATGAGGCTTGTTCTGGCTATTTACATATATTTAATCCTGCATCAACTACATTTGTAAAACATTTTATTGGTCAGGGTGTAAGGTATTCAGCTAATGATCAAGTATCTAATGAGTTTGCTGCTGGATATGTAAATACCACAACTGCTTTAACAAGGGTGAGATTTAAATTTAATTCAGGCAACATAGACGCTGGAACTTTTAAAATGTATGGAGTTGTGTAATGTCAATTGTAACTTATAACAACAGAAGCATTGCAAATATCTCAGCTATACCTGGGGCAGCTAAAGCATTGACACTTATTAAAACTTTAACTGCAAGCTCTGATTCTACCTTATCTTTTATAGATGGTAGTGATGATGTTGTATTAGATTCTACTTATCCTATTTATCAGTTTAAGTTTATTAATGTTCATCCATCAGCAAATGGTGCAGAATTTTTATTTCAAGGAAATGCTGTTGGTGGAAGTGGGTTTAATGAAACTATAACATCGAGTGCAGTAGAAGTTTATCATAACGAAAGTGATTCTTCATCAGGTATTGCATATTCAACTTATTTTGATAAGGCACAGGGAACATCATTTCAATCTATAGCGGGTAATCCTGGAAATGGTAATGATGAATCAATTTCTGGAACTTTAACTTTATTTAACCTATCTTCAACTACATTTGTTAAACATTTTATTTCAAGTATTAACGATTACAATAATAATGATTTTTCATTATACTTCCCAATGGCTGGTTATTTTAACACAACTTCAGCTATAGACGAAATACAATTTAAAGTGAATACAGGAAGCATAGAAACAGGCACTATAAAATTATATGGACTAAAGGATTCATAATGAGCATAGTTACACTTAATGACAGAGCAGTTAGATCGGTATCAGCCTTTGGGTCAGTTAGTGGTGGATCTATGATCTTTATTAAAAAATTAACAGCTAGTAGTTCAAGTACATTAACTTTTTTAAATGGTTCTTCTGATGTAGTTTTTGATTCTACTTATAAAGAGTATTTATTTACTTTTAAAAATCTTCATCCATCTGCAAATGCTTATACACTATTTCAAGGCACAACAGATGGAAGTAATTATAACACAACAATTACATCAACAACTTTTGCATCTTATCATGATGAAGGAGATAGTTTTACAGCTTTCGAATATAGAGCTCCTGCAGATCAGGCTCAAGGAACAGCATTTCAAAATTTAAATTATGCTGATAGTGTTGGGACAGATAATGATATGAATATGTCTGGATCTTTAACAATTTTTAATCCTAGTTCTACAACATTTGTAAAGAATTTTGTAGCTACTTGTAATTCTTCATCTGTAGAGCCAATGACAACTCAAACATTTTTAGCTGGATATTTTAATACTACAAGTGCAATTACAGGAATACAGTTTAAACAAAATACAGGCAACATAGACGCTGGAGATATTTGCCTTTACGGAATTTTATAAAACAATTAATAATTAAGGAGAAACATAATGCCAAGATATCATAATATAAATGGTAACAGGGTACAATTTACAGCAGCTGAAGAGACAGCTAGAGACAATGAGGAAACAGCTTGGGCTAATGCAGCTCCTGCTAGAGCTTTAGCGGATCTAAGATCTAAAAGAGATAATCTTTTAAAAGCATCTGATTGGGAAATTACATCTGAACTTGAAAAAGGTAATGCTATATCATCTGATATGAAAGCATACAGACAAGCTCTTAGAGATTTACCTGCAGGTAAAGACACTGTTGCTAAATGTACAGACGCTACATGGCCAACTAAACCCTAATGGCTAGGCAAAGTTTTTTACATTTTACACCACGACCAAAACCTAAAAAAAGAAAAGGTATACACCGTAAAAATTTAAACAAAAGATCAACATTTAAAAAATACAATCGACAAGGAAGATAAACAATGGTAGCAACAGTAGACACAGTAGCATTACAGACAGGCTCAGTTAAGCCTACATCTAGTAATCAAACTACATCAAGTAAAGCTACATCTTTAATTGAGTCTATAGTAGCTAAACCTACTATGCCTACGGGGACTACTATATCTCCACAATTACAGAATGTAGGACCTAATGAATTAATGAGTACTGCAGGGGTTACAGGTACTACAGCAGCAGCTTTACCTACAGCCGCAGCAGCCCCTACAATAACAGGAGCCGCAGCACCTACAAGTACAGCAGCAACTATGCCTACAGCACAGTCTGCAAATACTTATACTCAAGCTGGAGTAGCAGGATCAACTCCTACTATGACTGCAGCTACAGGTACAGTAACAGCACCAGCAGTAGCAGCTCAAGGTACAGTTAGTACTGATGCTACAGTTAGAGGTCAGTTAGCTGATTTACAAAGTGATG